TCTACATCTGCAAGAGCATTGTGCCAACCCTTAACATCTATCTTCATTGCCGTACTCAAGTTCCCTAAAGTAGATGAAACTTTTCGTTTCCCTGTTGTTGTATAAGTGGATAATGATTTCAGAATCAAATCCAATTCGTCACTACCTCCCACTGATTTGAGTAACGGAATAAAATACATTTTGTTCAATTCAAGTGTATCCAATGATTTGTATGACTTCATCTTAATACCATACATCTTCGCACGAACACCAAGATACTTTAAATCAAATGGTGCATTATGTGCAATCAAGACAGGATTTGGAAACTTGTTTATAAATTTAAAAAATACATTTATTGCATGAACTTCTTTTATGAATCTGGCTGTTTTTGCACCATAACGAGTCATCTTCAACACCTCTTGTGGTGTCTTTAATTTGTCTTTTGGTTTTACGTGTGAATCCCAATTTTCTCGTTCTGGTGTGCCTGGTTTTAAAACATCCTTTGTAACTTGCAATAGATTAACCTTGTAATCTATCTTATCAACTTCTTTGAATGTTGATCCATCATATGCAACCGCCGCAATTTCAGTAAGTTGTAGATAATCCTTTTTGGGAGCAAGTCCCATTGTTTCAGTATCAAAATAAATGAGAGTTTTCCCATTGAAATTCAAAACGGTATCTAACAACTCCTTAATTGAAAGTCCGTACAGTTGGGTTTTCCCCTCGCAAAATTGTTTAAACGTTTTCATTAATTATCTACCTTTGCTCCAGCTCTCCATTGATAACAACTCCAATATCTTGCTTTCCACTTTGGCCCTATATCATCATCACAACTGTGTCTTGCACGAAATGCTTTCCTTCTTTTTGGATCATCACGTTTGATTTCCATATTAGGATCACCAAAACCCAATCTGATTACATTTCCCTTTTCGTTCTTCACATACACATAGAACTTTTTTCTATCACCTTTGGGGGCACGAAAAGGATCATTGAGTTTTACTTTCTTTCCTTGATATTCAGACTCTTCATCAATCTTTAGATATTGTTTAAATGTTTTCATCTTTTATAAAGTTTCTTAAAATCTACAGTAAAACCAACATCTTTTTTAAGTTTCTCTGGTGTTATCTTTTTTAACTTAGCCCTTTCAAAATAACTGTCTTTTCCATGTGTGGCAGCAAACTTCAAATATTGATCTCCACCTCTTATACCAATTTTACCTGTATACCAATAGTCTCCATCATTTGCAACATATTTTTCAGTATTATCTTTGGATGTGTCCAGATAATATTCTGTTCTTTCGTTTAAGTATTCTTTGAATGTCAACATAGATTCCTTTAATTGGATGGCTTTCAATCCCATTCCTTTACGAACATCGTTCATCATATTCTTTGTATTCTTGGCACCAAATCCTCTTGGAACTCCTCCCTTAAAGGATTTTAGATCTCCGTCTACAGCCGCGGCCCTCATCTTAGATGCAGACATTCCTGAAATACCTTCTGCATCTGGATCACGTTCTCCTGCGCTAACTACTTCAATTTCTTTATAATTATAGGATGCTCCCTTGAGAGGCGCATCATCACCAGTTGCACCATTGAACTTATCCAATTCAGTTTGAAACTCTCTAACTCTATCACTTCCAACAACCATGATTAATCTTTCATAATACTTGTTCAAAATAATCGCAATAAGACGAAGAAACAATTTCTTCTTGTTCAATTCCACATCATAATACTTCATTTGTTTGGGAAACATTTTTTTCAAATAAAATACTTTTTGTTCCTTTGTCAGAGGATTTTTTTCTGAATCTACCGAATGACTTACAAGAACAAAAGTATCACTATTTCTACCACCCTTTCTCTTCGCAACAGAAATGAGTGCATCCAACAGCTTTCCGTGGCCAATCGTTGGAGGATTGAATCTTCCCCAACAAAATACTGCTGTCTTTAAATCTTTTGCCATTACTTATCCCAACTCTTTGCAACAGTAAAATTATTAAGTGAAAAAGTAAGTCTATCAACCAATTTGACTGCATTGCCTTTCATGGTATCGATTGCAACAAACCCTTCGGGTGTAGTAACATCATATCCCGAATCAGTTTTAATAAAGGTTTTTGTCATTCCTTTAATCTTTTCCAATTTACGAACAATCAACATTTTTGCATCGATGAGTAGATTTTGCATTTCAAATATTTTAACTAATTGAGATGAATTGATTCTCAAAAATTTCACATGACGATCCATTTCTTCCTGTTTTACTTTCTTCATTTTGTCTGTCTTCACTCTATCTACATCATGCTTCAATCTATCATAAGCACTTGCAATCGTTCCGGCTGCATGTTTTCTTGGATTTGTAATTCTCTGTCCTTGTCTTATCATTTTGTTTGCATATGTCTTTATCAAAATTCCAATCCGTTCTTCCTTTGCAATCGTATCAAGAGTTTCTTTTTTTAGTTCATGAAACTTCTTTCCTGCCTGACTGAGAATTTTCGTTACTTCTTCTGTTTCTTTTTTTGTCATGGTAGAAGAACCAGAAGTATCTGTAAATGATGCATCTGCTTGCCAGACCGACTTTGTTTCCTTGAATGCACTGTCCGAAACTCCGAAAGAGGCTTTCATATCTTCCATTGTATCACCACTATAAGTAGTGTGCCAGATGATTCCCATTTTAGATGATTTGATTTTTGAGGCGAGTTGTGAATTTTGTGGAACTGCGTAAACGATTGTGTTTGGTTGGAATATAATATACGATTCATCATCAATTGTTTTAGTTTGTAGATCATCTTTCGTGTACATTATATCACCTTGTAAGACCCCCTTGATGCCCACTTTTGAAAGTTCATCCAACGAAACATGGAGTTTGTCAGCAAGACCACCAGAATGATTTCTATCAATATCATCGTGTGTATAATTTACTTTCTTGGCACCTCCCATCTTGAAAATTCCTTTGGTTCCCACAAAGAACTTTTTATTCTCTGGATTGATTCCTGCAAAGACTGCTGGAGCACCATCCCACTTGACAGTTATATTAACACCCGAACTAGCGTTCCCTGCTAACATATCTCGTAAAGATTGTAAGAAACTAATCGCACCTCTGGTTCCATTGATGCCATTATTCAGTACTTCGTCTTCTAGGTGTTCTAAATGAAGGTTTTTACCTTCTTTTGCTTCAATAAGGTATTGTTTGAATCGTAACATTCTTATTACAAAGTTTTGTTTTTTATAAGGTAGGTATGACAATATACTGAGGGGAGAAGGAAGCACGAAAAAAATTCAGAGAATCTTTTATCAGAAAATTCCCCCAATAACCCTCATTAATTATTTATAAAACTAAGACACTTGGGGGTCATCTGGATCTGGAATGCCCATTGCTGCGGCTGCAAATTCATTCATATTGGACACAACAAAGTCTGGTGGGGGATCATCTACACGAAAAGTAACAAGATTTCCGAAATGATCTTCGACTATGAAGTGTTGTTCTGCATCTTTTGTGTGCATTTGATCAGTAATGCCAACACAATGGAGATGTACACCCATTTCTGGATGTACGTAATATCCACCTATACAAATTTTAAGGGTAAATTTTTCTTTACGAAATGCATCTAGATCAACAACTTTGTTGTTATCTATACCATTCGTTTTGTTCATTTTGTGCCTGACGAATGAGTTTCATTTCATCCTTTTTCTTTTGTCTTGCGGCTTCTTCGCTCTTTAATCTTTTTCGGATACAAGGTTTAACAAAATGAGATTTGTTTTTGAGTGTTTTCATGATACCTTCGCCCATGACTGCGGCCTTAAAACGTTGCAATACTCGACTCATGTTTTCGTTACGTTTTACTTTAATTGTAATCATATTATTTTTTATTCATATTATTATTATGTAATTATTTATTTTCTCATACTTATAGTATAACAAATTCCGAAAGAATTGTCAAGTTAAAATTTTGATATAAACCTTGCAATCGGTTGTACAAATGGTAACAACGCAATTGCCATAACAGCATTCACTCCTGTATGCACAAGAGCAACTTGTTTTGTAATTCCTTCTGGAAATCCATCACTTACCAACATTCCTGCAATCCATATCGTTCCAGTTGTTCCTACATTCGCTCCAAGTATTGCTGCAATCGCAGACGGAAGTGGTAATGCACCAGATGCAACAAGTCCTATTACAGCGGTTGTGGTAAGAGATGAAGATTGCCAGAGAAGAGTACACACAATTGCTCC